CGCTGCGGTTCCGCTTGAACAAGTGGGCGGTCGCCCGGCTGGGCCGCGATCTGGTCGAGATCATGCACGACGACATCGAGGCCATGTGGAGCGGGCCAAATTCCGCCTAGATGTAGACTCGCGATTCACGATTTGCCCCTTGGTGTGAGTCATGGGGGCGGTGGCAGAAATTACCGGCAATCCGTTGCAGCAATTACAGAATCACCATCGCGCAATATTATTATCATCGCATAATATATATTTGGTCTAAATTGACGGTGTAGGACTAGATATTGTGTGTGTTCCGTTAATCCTGTTCGCGCAGGATTCGACGCCGCCGACCGGCAGGGGTCTTGCCGTTGATCATGGTCAACGTGTCCGACGCCTCCTTGAGTATACCACGAAGCCTGATGCGCTGGCGATTGATCCCGAGTTCGTGCTGCTGGGTGACGACCTGCGCCTCGACCAGCGCGGCCATCAGGACCTCGATCTGCTGCCGGGTGTGGATGGGGTCGCGGAAATCGACCTCCAGGCGCACTGGCCGGGTGAGGGCGTCCACATAGTCCGGCGTCAGGCGAACGTCGCCCGGTTCGTACCGGGACGCCTTGGTGGGGTCGAAGTTCTTGGCGCGTGCCATGTGGGCCTCTCGCTGCCGCTGTAGGTCGATGAGGGCGGCTTCGGTAACGGTCAGGGAGGGCAGGGGCAAATCGGTCATATGGCCTCCACGGCGTAAAGCTGAACGGCGCGCAGGGCGATGCGCTCTAGGTCGGCCTCGCTCATTTCGCCTCCGGCGCTTTTGGCATGGGCCGCCAGTGCGTCGGGATGAAGTCGCAGGCCCATTGTCCATCTGACCAGTCGTCGTAGAAGCCTTCGCAGACTGGCTCGCCTTTCCGGCCCAGCAGGATGTGCGTCCCGTCCTTCGGCGCCGTCTCTATCGGCCTCCACTGGTCTGCGGCTGCAAGGGCGGCGCGGGCCACATCGTGCAGGTTCGTAATTTGGTAGCCCAAGCCGAGTGCGTCCGTCTCAATGTCGGCCCATGCGTCTATGGCTTCCGCCACCCGCTCCACGCGGTCGTCGGTGTCAGTCATCGGTCGGCTCCTTCGCGCGGCGGTTCCATGCGGCGATGGCGTCTTCTTTCGTGCGGCATCCGTCCGATTGAGCGGCGCAAAACTTGCACTCAACGAACGACCAGCAATCGTTGTCGTCAGGCACGACAACAGCGGCCCCACCGCAAAACGGACACGGCTTCAGGTCGGTGTCGGTCACTTCGTCCTCCGCTTGATGGTGCCGTCAGCAATGGCGCGCAGGGTCGAGCGCCACCAGTAGGCGCCCTGGCCCGCAGGTCGCGGCGTGAACTCCGGGTAGCCCTTCGGGTCTTCGCCCAGCGCCCACGACAGGGCCGCCTCCAGACGGCGGACGCGCTCGGCAAGTGTCGGTTCCTTCGGCTTCACTTCGTCCTCCTTCGCGGCTTGTCCACGATCAGGGTGGCGCGTTGGGGCTTGTAGTCTGGCTCCCCATTGTTGAAGCGTTCGGCATCGGCGCGGCTTTTCCACAAGATCGGGTGAATGTACCGTCCGGATACAAGCGCCCAGCCTTTGCGCGCCAACATGGTCTGCTTCGGCTTCATCGGTCGGCTCCCAAAAGACGATACGCTTCGGAAATGATGGCCGCAGTCTCAGCGGTCGCTTCGTCGCTGTAGTCGCGGTTGAACCCGGCCAAGTGGTCAACCATACGCCGCAGCGCAGCCTCAAGCGCCTCGAAGCGTGCGGCGGCTTGCTCAAACGTGTCGCTACTCAATTCGCCATCGTCGGCAGCAGCGCGCAGCCGCTCCACCAGCGTCTTGTCGTCAGTCATGGTTGGCCTCCTGTGCGAGAGCGCGGAGCGCGGCGGCGGTCAGCGCGGCGGTCGTGTCAGTCATTGCGTGCCTACCTGACGATGGGCTGACGCTTAATTGAAAATCGGCGTCCCGTCGTCCGCGTAAAACGAAAACGTGCGCCATCCTTTGAGCGCATCACCGCTTCCAGCTTCTTTTCGTCGTCGGTTTCGATGTCGCAAAGAATGCGGGCGCTTTCGACAGTCATGTCGTCGTCGCACAGCGGCGCAAACCAGGAGCGAACCGCCGCCTGTTGGCCTTCCGTATGAAAGGCGCAATTCCGCCAGTATGACTTAATCATCCCCCGCCTCCATGGCGCGAGCGCGCAACGCGGCGGCGGTGCGGGCGCGGGGTTCGGTGGTGGATGTCCCCTTAACGTGCTCAGTTTCTTCGCGGCTCAAGTAACAGCGCCAATGCAAAGCCCCGATTGGCGTCGATCCAAACTGGTAAACGTCCGCCGTAAACCACCCGTCCGGCACCAGCGCCTCGGCGGCGTCGAGGCTGCGGAGCGGGTCGGTGATGGGCTGGTCGGAGTTTGTGCCCGCGAAGAAATGCCCATAGACCGTCGAGAAATGCACGGCGCGGCCAGCTGCGCGCCATACAGCGGCAGCCAGTTCCTCGCTCGGCTCCTCCGTCTCGACGCGACGGGCCAACTGCTCCAGTTCAACGCGGGTCATGGTCAATCCCAATCCTGCCGTGTCCACGATTGCTTCTGCTGCTCAAGTTCCTTGTCCGTCATCCGGTATGGACGGGCGCAGTCGATCAGTTCGGCCAGCGTCAAAGGACGCCCCAGTCGCTCGCGCTCTGCTCTCACGCGCTCTTTCCAAGTCGAATCAGCGCGGGTCATGCTGCACCTTTGCGCTTGCTGATGGTCATGGTGTCGTCTCCTTCACATATCGGCCTTTGGACCAATCAAACCGGAACCCGTCGCGCTTCCATTTGGATGGCGGCTTGGCCCCGATGAACTTCGCCCGCTGCCGCTTCATCTTCGCAATCTGCGGCACATCCTGGCGGCCCGTTTTGGCCCCGTGGCACGCATCACAAAGCACGGCGCAATTCTCGATGACCGGAGCGCCGCCCAAGCCATCGGGCAGCACATGGTCGTATGCGAACTTCCCCGGTCGAAGCGGGGCACGGCACGCCTCGCACTTGCCGCCGGAACGCTCGTAGGCGGCGACTTTGACCTTGGCAGGGAACTCCTTACGCTTGGTCATCGTACCGCTTGAGCGTGATACCGTTCGTGGCGGCCCACGCTTCGATGTAGGTTATGAAGCTGGCGGCACGCGACTTGTTCATCCGCGATGTGCGCTCGACAAGCTGCACCAGCCCGTCGCCGTCAAGGCAGGGCACCAGCCGGATGGGCGCATCACGGGTGGCCTTGGCGTGGCTTGCCACCAACAAATGCTTCCAATCGTCGGCGTCCATGTCCAAGCCGTTCCATGTCGGCTTGGCCTTGGCAATCTGCCCAATGAGGTCGTGCATAAGCCGGTTCTGCTGGCTGTTTCGAGTGACTGGCCCAACCTGCACCAGCCACCCTTCCGGCGCGTTCGCCACCGCGTCGAGCGCAGCGGCCCTGCCGCGCCCGACCAAGCGATACGGCGGAAGGGCGCTCGCAGTCACCGGAACCACCCGACGATGCGCTGCCACAGGGTCGGCGGCGGGGGCGGGGCAACTGGCATGGGCGGCTCAGGCTCTGCGGAGAAGATGTTTCGCATCCGCTCTGCGCGTTCGATGGCTTCGCGCTCTGCCCGCGCCTTGGCAAGCCGCCGCTTCCGCATCGTCGCCTTAAAGGATGCCACGCGCTTCTCCTGCACGGCCTTGGCGTACTCCGGGTCGGTCTCACACTTCCAGTGCCGTATCCGGGCCGCGTACTCCCAATGCGACTCGCCATCCTGCCGCACCGGCTTGGCGGGCTTGTTCGCCTTGATGGCATTCGGGCGGCGAACCACGCCCTGCGAGGTCAGGATTTTGGACAACCCGCCACGGCCAAGCTGGTATCGCTCACAGAGGACCGCAGCGGAAGTACCGGCCAGGAACTCGGCCTTGATGCGGGCCTTGTCCTTGTCGCTCCAGTGGCGATACCGCCGCTTGGTGGTGGTTTCGTTCTGGTTATCGAACGGCGGGCTTGAGATAGGCCGCCCCGGAGGAGGTAAATACATAGTCGTTTGCCCCGTTGTTGAAGGTTAGGCGGCGCGGGCCGAAGCCCCGGCCAAAGCGTCGTCGTATGCCTGCGACAGCCGCTCGTACTCGGTGGGAAAGTGGTCCGCGATCCAATCGAACGCCTTACGGTTGGTTTCCCAATAGGCGTTGAGGACTTCGGCGGACTGCCCGACCATCTGGAACGTCCGCACGGCGTCATCCACGCGGGCCTTCGTCTTGGCGGCCTGTTCTTCCCGGCGGCGCTTGTCGGACGCCTTCTCCGCAGGCGCGTTCGCCCGCAGCCCGTCGCGCTCGGCCTCGTCAATGGCGCCCTGTTTGCCGTCGCGGCCCCAGGACGAGCCGGGGCCGTCGTTGTCGTGCTGCTCGGCAAAGTGCTTGCTCGCCTCGCGGACGTACTTGTTGTCGTCGTAGAGGCCGAGAAACACATCCGCCGACAGGCCCAAGTGGGACAGTCCTTTGGTCAGCGCGTCGGTGGCGGCCTTCTTGCCTGCGTCGTCGTCGTAGACGAGGCCGCTTTTGCGCCTCTCAACAATCGGGGCCATGCCGCGAATCGGGCCGTAAGAAAAGCGGCGCGGGTAGCCATCTTCACCGGAGCCATTGTTGGTCCAAATCTCAACGTCGGCCACGGCCAAGACGTACGCATCATTGATGCGTTCGATGCTGTGTGTGACGACGTAGCCCCAGCCCTTGCCGACCGGGCCGAATTGCTCGGTCATCCGCTGGATTTGCCACTGCGCGTTGATGCTGGTGAACCCGCCGCCGACGTTGACCTTCTTGGTGTACTTTGGGTCAGTGACGGACAGGCTTTTCCAGATGTCGGTGTTGGTCATACGGGCGCTCCTTCGATCTGGTGAATGTCGCCGGTCGCTTTCAGCGCGTCCCGGTGGTCCTTCTCTTTGCGAAGCCAGTACCGGGCGTTATCAATCGAGTGGTACAGGTCATCTATCTGCCGGTCGGTCAGCCGTGCGCGGCCATCCACGATGTCGAGCAGCGTTCGGCGCAGTTCGCGGAAGGAAACCGGCTCGCCGGTCCCGACGACGGCATTGAAGTAGTATTCGCCTACCTTGCTCATCGCCGGTCCTCCCTCATCAGTTCTGCGCGCGTTTCTGCGGCCTGTTCGCGGGCGTGTTCGGTGAGGGCCTCGGCGGCCTCGCACGCTTCACCAAACCCGACATCTTCTGCGAGGTAGTCTTCGGCCCACTCAGCGGCCATTTTGTTCAGCCGCTCATCGCGTATATTGACGAGGCGAGCAGACACGAACTCGACTTCCGGCGGGTCTGCCGGGTATCCGGGGTCGCCGTTTCGCAGGTACATCACCGCCGGGCGACCGGGGCTGTAGTTGAACCGAATATCCACGGCGACCTCGCCCAAGCCGAAGGGGCAGTACGCCCGCATGGTGTGCGTCTTCATTGTCCGCCCTCCTTCTGGATCATCCTGGCGTAGTCGCTGGCGTCCGCGAGCCTGTCGGGCAGGGCGCGGTTGGCGTACCGCTCGGCGCTTGCTTCGGCCTGCGCTTCCGGCACGCCTTGGTCGAGTAGTTCGGTCACGCGGTCCTCGTAGATCGAAAACCAAAGGTCTTTGGCGCTTCTCATTTAGTCCTCCTTCGGCAGGCAGCGGACGCGAGCGCCCTGCGCCTTGATGCGGATGCGGGTCAAAGTAATCAGGCACTCGTCCTTGCTGGCGTATGCCTCCGAAATCACGAACGTCCGCTGACGGTCCGGCTCGGCGGCGGTCGGCTTCTCGGTGAGGACAATTTCGTATCGACGCTCGGCACCGGCTGCGGGCTTGCAGAACGCCGCTATTGCGAGGCAGGCAACACCGGCAGCGAGCATCGCCGGGGCGATGTAGGCGGCGCGGTCCATCACGCGGCCTCCCGCTTGATGAAGAAGTGCTCCAACTCCGACAGGTCGAGCGGGTCGAACAGCTCGCCCGCAGCGTCGATGTCGCAGCGGAACTCAAAGTCCCGGTTGCGAATCGCGTCGGCGCCGGTCCTGGCAATCTCGTCCAGCGCCTCCGGGGCGATGCCATCGCAACTCAGGTTGAACAGCGCCGCCGCGAGGTCGAGCATCGACCGCCGAAGCTGGTCGCGGTTGTCGCGGGCGAGGTTGGCGAGGCCCCTGAGCCGGGCGCGCTCGTAGCGGCGGGCGGCATCGCGGGTCGAGAAAAGCGGGGTGAAGTCGTCCATGGCTGTTGCCCTCACTTGCACTGGTCGGGGAAGGGCTGCTCGCCCTTGGCGATGCGAGCGGCGTTGATGTCGCGGAGGTTGGAGCGGCACTGCTCGATCCGCTTGTCAGAGGCGATGGCGTCTCCGACCAAGTAGCCGACGACCAAAGCGGCACAAGCCGGGGTGGTCAGCAGGATGCCGGTCAGTACGGCGATGGTGGCGAGGCGGTGCATGGTCAGCCCTCCTTCCGCGCGGCACGCTCGGCGGGACGAAGGTTGACGCCGCAGCGGATGGCGACGATGCCTGCCCAGAGGGCGCGCTTGCGGGCAGACAACTGGTCAGGAACGTCATCGATCTCGTGACCGAAGCGCAGGCGAACGGACTCAAGGCGAACGCCGTGGTCGTATTCCATTGCCATGGTCGGCTTCAGCCACTCAGGGCGTGCGGTGTCAGGGATGGTGGTCATGTCGGCTCCCGTTGCTGATGGAGCCAACCGTAAAGGCGCGCTTAACAACCGTCAAGCCAAAAACTAAGCGCGACTAAAATTATTGTTCCGCCCTGCGTCAATCTGGTGTAGAACGAAAAAAGAACGGCCCCCGGTGTTAAGCGGGAGCCGTTCAAGGCTGGGTCTGTAGCCGCAGTCCCCAGCCGGAAGCGCGAGCGAGGCGCGCGGTACTCTTGTACCACATGCCGACTCCCGCCTCTAGATGTGTGGCTCCTGCAACTTCTCCCGGCATAGACGAGTAGGGGAGATGGAACCGGCCGGGAACTTTGCCCAATAGGGATTTCCGACCGCCTGGAGGCCACCGCAGGCCCTAGGACAAGCGCCCCGCCTCGCAAGAGGCCACACCCCCCGTAGGTCCGCGTCTGGCGGGCAGGGAGCCGGGAAGGCCACCCGGACATCAAATCGGCAGGGCGTCTATAGCCGGTTAGCGCGGGCCGTAAGGCAAACCGATACCCGATCCACACGGGAGGGAGGGTAAGCGGAAAGCGGAAATATGCCTGATTACCGGGACCGCTTACCGGCAACGTGCAGCGCACGCGGCCAATCAGCGCCACTTAAAAGATGCTTGACGATGTTTAAGGCGCGCTTCAATATGCGACCATGACTCCTCAAGAAGCATTGAACAAGGCCATCGAGAACGCGGGCAGCCAGAACGCCATTGCCGCGCATTTCGGGATTTTCCCGGCGGCGGTAACGCAGTGGAAGCGCGCTGGCGTTCCTGCCGAGCGGGTTCTTGGTCTTGAGCAACTGACCGGCGTCAGCCGTCACGACCTGCGCCCCGATGTGTTCGGCCCCAAGCCCAAGAAGGGTAGGGCGCAATGACCGACGCCCGCCTCAAGACGTACATCATCCGC